TTCAAACTATTCAAGAAACTAATGCGCCGCCCAATTTCTAACGTAAACCGCAACATCATGAAGCCGTTAGGAGTCGGCATTAAACTCTGAGGTGATTATCATGGCAACTAACACAGTAAACGGGGTTCTAGTTTGTTCAGATGGGACAAACATTCCACTTAAGGCAGAAATCGCAGAAGGTACAGAGTCAGATTTGACTACAGATACCGCATATACTGTAAGCGCGCAACAGATTGGTGATTACGCACCGGGTAAGACAGTCGTCTCTGGAATTGTACTGGCCGACAACATTTGTTCTTATGCGTACGTTCTACGCCAAGGGCTTGTTGCTGCAATTATACCTGTCGCCAAGAAAGGCCTTTCCAATTTCCAGGACGCACTATGCGCACCTATTAGGCTACAAGCCGGCGACAAAGTCCGAGTTATGACTAACACTAATTCAGACCGTGAAGCATCTCTATGTGTTTACACCAGCGCAGGCCAGTCAAGGATTTTCACCGTCACTCCTAGTGGGGCTGCGACGAACGAACTCCTAGATTTGCAGACTTCCAACTCAATCGGAGACACTCTACAAGGTCAAAGAATAATCAAAGCCTTTGCTCAGAGTGTTGACGGTACAAAAGTTGAGACTCCAGGCGTTGTCGTTGTAGATAACCTAGGTAACGTAGTTGGTTCTGTTGGCTTTGCTGACATCCAAACACAACAACCACAATTTACAGGCAAGTCTATTCCAATCGCACTAAACTACAAGGCACAATTCCTAACTAACGCATGAGGCGATTAAATGGCTAAGATGACAAAGGCTCAAGGCCGGAGAAGACTCAAAGAAATAATGGGCAAAGCAAAACGCCTATTTATGGTTGGATACATTTCAACTAAGGATTTAGAATCAATGGAACGTATCTGTAAGATGCGAGAAAAACAATTGAAGTGATGTGACAACATGCCGATTGAATCGCGCCCAGGATACACTCGACCAGGCACTAGACCACCTACAACACCCTTACCACCTTCATACAGTCCACCTATTGCACCTTACGTCCCTCCTGCAACTGGTGGCTCTAATGTTGTACAAGGGCCAACAGCGTTACCGGCTCAAACTGGAATGCAAATGAACGGATTTTTTGGTTTCGTATTGTTAATGATGGGGTTAAAGTGAATGCCTTTACCAGCAGCAGAGGCTAGAGAAGCCAGAGTTTACGCATTATTGAAAGGATTAACATTGAATCAAATTACAGGTGGCCTCAAAGTTGGTGAAACATTACCATTAGTTGGTAATCCTATCACAGTTGAGGAATTAAATGAAGACGAATTAAGGCGTTTAGTATTGGTTAAACTAGCCGCTGAATGTGTTCGTGCTGAATGGGACGGACTTCTTGGGTGATATTATGCCATTACCAGACGCTTTACCAGACAAAAGAATCTATGAATTGCTAAAGACAGTAGACTTAGAGAACTTATCCTTTGCAGATTTTCAAGGAGTAGCCAAAACAATCTATGCTGAGCAGGGAGCAGAAGATGAATTACGGCGAATTATCCTTGTTAACTTAGCCAGATTGTCCGTTAAGGGTGAATGGAATGGGCTTACATCAGCAGGCGGAGGCGGTTCAGGGGCAGGGGTTTCATTTCCACAAGACGACATAGCCACAAATTATGACCAGTGGAATATCACTAACTCACCACCGTATTATGGTGGAGACAATTCCTATACTGCTTCTGGTATTTCAGCGTACCAAATTTACTGCCCATTTATTGCCCCTAAAAGTGGGGATATATCAGAAATGGGTATTGTTCAAGGGTCTACTGTTCCATCCGGTTCACATGAACTATACGGGGCTATTTACAATACAGATTCTAACAATATGCCTGATGCATTGCAAGGATACGCTACCTTCGATATTACAGTAGGTGGAACACAATATCAAACGAGTTTTTCTTCTACAATTACATTAGAAAAAGACAAACTTTACTGGTTTGCATTCTCTAGAAATACAACTACTGCTGCAACTTTTGAATTTTGGCAACAAAGACCACCAAGATTCGCACCAAGTAACGCACCAGCAGGATTCAATGTGCTTCTATCAAATGAAGTCAGCACTTCTACACCACCGTCCTCTGCTCCAGCATCAAGCGCATTATACACTATTTCACACAATGTTTTGTGCGTCTCGGTGGTGATTTCATGAATAGAAAAGTAACCCGATTCAATGGTAAAGAAATAATTGAACAATACGAAAAGGACGTTACATGGGAAGAAGTAAGACACAAAAGAGATTCTGAATTAACCAGAACTGATTTTTGGGCTTTGAAAGATTTGACAATGAGTCAAGCAAAAAAAGACTACCGGCAAGCATTACGAGACTTACCACAAAACTACGAGTCTGCTAATGAAGCGGCTGACAATTGGCCTGAACTACCTGAGTGATGCGGTATGCCAAAGCCCAAACCTGACCAGGTAATTCGACACGAAATAGTGTTAGGAAAATCTGAACGCGAATTAGTTGATACTGCCGTAACTGCTTATACTGTTAATCGAGTTGTGTCTCCATTTACTGCTTTACTTGGTACAACTGGTGGATTACTGTTAGTTTTAACATTATTATTAGGCTATCTTGAGAAATTTTTACCTAAAGATTGGCCCGAATATAGTGACCAAGGTTTAGCAGATTGGTTTGAAGTTGAAAATATTGCTTTGGGTACTTTTGGGGCAGGACTTGGCACTTTCTTTGGTGGGCCTGTTGGAGGGGTCGTTGGAGCAGTTGTAGGTTCAACAACACAAGAGTTTGCAGAGTCAGCGACAGAGGCAGGCGTTCCAAAAATAATGTCTTATGGCACATTTGGCCAAATTGTTGGCGGTGCTAGATTAATCAAAGGCATGATTGATGAATTACAAGGGGAATAAACATGAGTCAGCAAGATTGTGTCAAAATTATTCTTGCAATTGCAGTAGTCCTTGCCGTTGCAATGGGTGACACTGGAGCAATTCCAGACTTTGTCTAAAAGTGCCTCGATTAGGGGGTAAACAGGTCATTTTTTGAATTTCTTGCGCATTTTAGATATAAAGGATTGAGATTTTTCTAACTCTAAGATGTATTTCTGGGAGTTTGCATATCTTTCTATCAATTTTTCATGATTTTCAATAAACTCACCTATTCTTTGTTCTAATATACGAGGTTTGATATTTTGACCTGTTCTGTATAAATTACCATTTTCATCCGTCCAATCACTACAATAGAATTTCGTGTACCATTCAATACACCCACTAACAAACTTAGATTTCTTTCCGCGTTTTACTGTATACACTGCTTTACTTGCGTCTGTACTTAACGTAAAAGAATGAAGATTATTTCTCGGCATTATTCATCACCTTCAACATGAATTCTTAATCCGTAATGTAAAAATTCAGTATTCAAAATACTCATAATTCTCTGTATATCGTTTTCATGCACTAACAATTCAACTCTAACGTGTTTAATGCTCATTGTACTCCCACCAACCTATGCGTCCCACCAGCACCGCAAGTCATCCTTTGATACAGTTCAACTTCACCAAATGTCCTAGCATTACAAGTTAAGCCACATTTTCTACAAATCAACTTCATTTAATCATCGCCTTTCTTCGTTCTTGTTCTAATGAACACAAATTGATTTCGCCTCTTTGTCTTAATTCCCATACTATTCGCTTCGCTTCTTTCAATGGTACACCATCACGCACAAGCATAAGTATTATCTCGGTTGCATTTTGTTTGAGTTTGTCAATATCTATTGCTTTAGATTTCATTCCTTTTCACCACCACTTTGAATTTTGATAATCATCTAGAACTGAATTAATTACAGCATGTACCCGTGCAGGGCCTCCCTCTGGATAATGTTTGATTTCATTAGAAGCCCACATCAACAATCTAAATAGGTCTTTAATCACTTTTTCTTCATCATATTCGTTAACGTCATTCATTCTTCCTCACTCTCCTCACAGCATGGCACTGTGTATCCTTCGCGTTCTCTAATTATACAGCACAATTTTCGACCATTTACTCTAATCATTGTAATACATCCTCGTTTCTGGGACGCTGGGGGTATATATTACTGTTGCGCCAAAAAGCGCAACCGCCGCGAGCAAATCTTTGATTTGCGTCTACTCTCGCAATAGAGCCTACGCTGGTTGTACTACGGACGACCCCATAGAATAAGAAGATTATGCGGTGGAAGGCTGGCAGGACAACCATTAAGTTGCGTTAAGGGTTGGATGGGGTATGATTGAGGAAGCCCTAATCGCGGGCGCGTGTATAGTGACATTTTTTATTGGAATTTTGATACAATTAAGGTTTACAGGTTTCATAATCAAACAAGGAATTGCAGAATTAGACGAAAAGTTAGCAATGGCATTGAAAAACACAATAGAAAACCTACCATTAGGTGATATTGAGCCACCAAACCCAATGCAAATGATGTTAATGCAGATAATTCAAGATAATATGGCTAAAAATCCGGCCAAAGTAGTTGCAAGAGACGAAAAAGGATTATTTACCGCAGGAGACCCCAAGTAAGTTATGGCAAGACGCAGAGCAAAGAGTAAGAGGCGAAGAAGCCCCAAACAATTCTCACTATTGAACGCGGCTGAGGCATACGCTTACGCATCTATTCTAAGCGCGGGTGTATTCGGAAATTCTCCTTGGGGATTTATTACCGACCAGTCGGATATAGCACAATCAACAGACACTTCTATGATGGCTTACACAGGTGCTAACTCACTATCATTGACAGAATTAGTTACACACCCAGATGTAGCATTCGGACAGATGCAATCTAACGTAATGAGTAATTATCAAGCAATGGCAGTGGCCTCAATTACTACCGGAGTAGGTTTCAAACTATTCAAGAAACTAATGCGCCGCCCAATTTCTAACGTAAACCGCAACATCATGAAGCCGTTAGGAGTCGGCATTAAACTCTGAGGTGATTATCATGGCAACTAACACAGTAAACGG